CACGCCAACTTGCTTATCGGCAACGATCTTGCCGGGGGTCAAGCTGGTCGAATCATTCATTACCTCCAGGTCGCCAGTGAGATTGGCTTTCCAGAAGGGAACATTCACGAAATCGCCGCCTTCAGTGGCATTGAGCGCAGCCAGAGGCTGTGCCACACCGCTAGCCAGAAACTGGTTGCGCTGAGTGGTTTGCTCAATCAGGTAAGGCGTAAAGATTTCGGGAATGATCACGTCGGAGCGAAGAGTCGCCACGGTGAATACTCCTAAAACGGTTTACGGATTGGGCGCAGCCCGATACACCAGCGCAGCCGGTATCTAGATATTAACGACTCGCAGCTGCTTTCATTCGCTCGTACAAATCACGATCGGTGCGATACAACCGTGCCTGTTCGGTCAGATTGAATGACTCACGCGTAAACGGATTCTTCATCCCAGATGGCATGCCACTCGGTGCCGTGCTGCTTGGTGCACCGGAGCCTTGCGGCTTGGGTTGCTTCTGCATCCAGGCGGGCAGATTGTTCTTCGCCCAGTCCGTCACTGGTGTGCGCTCAAAGCCTTGGACCACAACGACAGTGCCATCGGCTTCGCGTTCGATCTGATCGGCGCTGAGCTTGGTCTTAAGCACCAGATCCGGATCGTGGACGATGTCGGCCAATGCTGTGACAGCTGGTGCTACTAGCTCCAGTTCACGTACGCGGGCTTCCAACTCAGCGATGCGTTGATCGCGCTGTGCTGTTGCCTCGCGAAACTGCTGCTCTAACTGCTGCCGCGCCTCTTGGTACTTGCCCTGTGATTCGAGCTGCTGCTGCTCGTGGTTACGCTTGAACTCAACGAGTTCTTGGATGTTGTAGTCAGAAGGGAGCTGCTCAGCTAGCTGTTCATACTTGCGCAGCTTGCGCTTCTCCTCGGCGAGCTCTTTGTTCTTGCGCTCAAGGTTTTCGACACTGCGCTTAAGGGCTTCAACGTCAGCCGCTGGAGTCGCTGACTCTACGGCTTGCATTTCATCGGACATTAATAACCCGCAGGGTTAATTGCTCCTTTACTTTACTTCTTGCCCTTCTTTTTGTTAGCGATGCCAGCTTCACTCAGGGCGATTGCAAGTGCCTGCTTGCGGCTTTTGACGCGCGGTCCTTTTCCGCGTCCTGGTTTGCCGCTGTTCAGCGTCCCGCGCTTGTACTCCTCCATCACTTTCGCCACTTTGCTCTGTGCTTTGGCCATCACGCCAATCGACGACATCTAGAAGCAAGCTACCGCCATCAGCTGTAGCCCAGCCCTTGTCGGTATAGATCGCTGGCTGCCAAGCATCGCCAAGCTTGACCTCTACAAGATCGCTATGAACGGTAAACAGGCCACTAGCAACGAAGTGGCGTAGATCAGGGTGTGCCATAACGCTTCTTCAGCTGATCCAACGTTAATTCTGATCCGTCATCACGCACCAGTTTGGCCATGGCATCACCAGGGCCATACTTTTCAGACAGCAGCTGGAAGTAACCCAGCTTACTAGAACCGAGCACCTCTTCTTGGACGCTCTTGGGCTGTTGAGCTAACCACTCGCCGTAGCTCAAGTCAATTGGCACCTGACCATTGGTACTCGAACGTGTGGCTCGATCTGATGGCGGCAAAATATCAGCGCGGACCACGGGTACCACAACACTGCGGCAGTTGAAATGCTGCGGTGGCTGCGGACCCTTGCCATAAGGAAACTCACGGCCGTCTAAAGCCCGGCAGATCGAACTGGTCCGCGTATCCAGCGTCGCCACGTACCGGTAGGTCGTCGTCACATCTTGGTTCGCCTCATACACCTGCATCGATGAGGTGTTCGCCACTTGGTTAATGCTGGTGCGCACCAAGGCCACGATTTGGTTATTAGCGACTGCCGTGGCTTGACCGCCGGCGGCCACCACCTGCTTCACAGTGCGGGCACTCTCTCCAAACTCCAGCTTGCCGACCAGCTGCCGTGCAATCTCCGGTGTCGGTGTGCCCTCTTGTAAGCCAGTGCGGACGACCTGCGCAAAGCGTTCAGCCTGCGTTTCGGCCAGACCGCGAAATGCTTTCAACACCACCTGGCCATTGGGCAGCGTGATGCGGGTGCCGCGTGCTGCTGTTAACCCATAGGTCTGCGGTACACCCTGCACTGCAGCAAATAGATCATCGCTCAGTGTGGCCACATTGAGCTGCGTCGGATCAACGACGACCACCGACTGGCCAAAGTTGGGGCTGACCTTCACGGGTACAACCGTGGGCCTTAGCGTTACCGGTAACACCCTCTCAAGCTCACGACGGACAAAATCTGTTTGCAGTTCCGCCAGACCCTGCAATTCAGTGGCCGTCAACGCAACAGCTTGATCGGCCCAGTTGGCTAACGCTAAGCGCAGCTGCGACAGAATCTGACGCAATGCTGATGCCTTCGCCGGTGCTTCTGCATCGTCAATGGCGCGCAGCTGGTTCGCAGCGGCCACCATGATCCGGTTGTACAGATTAATCAGCTGACGCGAGAGGCTATTGCTATAGCGGTTCAGGTCAACCACGTTCCGATACAAGCGGGACGGAACACTCATGTCTCAATACCCAATTCCTTTGGCTGGTAAGACGAACTAATGCTGACGTTGGCGCCAGCACGCAAGGACGAGATGATCAACGTCGTGAAGTCGTCGTAACTGTGCTCACCCTGTTCGTAGAGCACTGTTTCGCCGATTTCATCAGCGCGGCCGTTTTTGTACCAGCTCACACGCACGATCGCCAGGATTTCATCCGGCAGGTCGCAGACGTGGTAATCCAGCTCCTGCCGGCGCGGTGGCTTCGGCTCCAGCATGATCATCCAATCAATTAGGTGGCTGGTTGTCCAATCGAGCAGGTTGTAAATCAAGACCCGCATTGGCCGTTGCTCCTATTTCTTCCTCCACGTTAAAGTCATCTCCCAACACTTCACCATCGGCTAACTGCTGCAGCAGCGTCTCCTGCGTGATTGTGCCAGCGGTATAGAGCGACAGTAACGCTGTGATCTGCTGGGGCTCTAGCTGTGCACCAAGGAAATCACGGTTGACCAAACTGCTACCTGCTGCTTGGTTTTGACCTAGGAATTGGGCGTGGTACTGCAAGGCATTGTCGATCATGTCTTGCACGTTCTGAGCGATCACCATCATGGTGCTATCGCCTTGGCTGCGATCGATCATCTTGGCGCTAGCCGTTTCACCGACAAGCTTTTGACCCAGCACAGCGGATAGACCCAGTTCGTTGATCTGACGCTCTAGCTGATCAAGGCGCTGGAACTGCGAATCAAAGGCATCGCTAGGTGGTGCGATGTACTCGGCGCGGCCGTCGGCAGGAAAGGCGATCGCTTCACCAGGACCGGCGGAGACTTCCTCAGCAGCAGAGGGGAAGCCAAAGAATGCCAGCATCGGCACCGCTGAGATATGGAGCTGGTTGTCTAGGTCGGATTGAATCTGATACGCCTTGAGGTTGAGCTCGGCGATATCTTCGAGCGGCGGTCGTGATTCGAGGTAATTGATGCGGCCGCAGTAGGCCACAGAGAATGGGATTTCATCCAGGCTGGTGGTACCTTCGTCGATCACCTGGTATTCACCGTTATCGGCTTGCTGATGGATCTGGTAAGCGCCAGGCGTTAAGACACGAACCTGTTGCACGATCCTTTCGCCGTACTCAGCTTCTGGCATCGTGACCGTCTCCTGTAGACGCAACATGCTCAGGCGCTGCTCACCGTTGCTTTGCTCTGTGCGCCAGCCAAGGATCTGCCTAGGGGTATAAGTCACCCAGTAAGGACGGCCGCCATCAGACGGTGCATCGACCAGTGTGCCGATATGGCCGTAACGAATCAGCTTGCGCGCCGTTTCATAGGTCCAAACGTTGAGGTCATTGCCTTGTAGGTCAACATCAAAGAGCTGCTCGCGAATCGTGTCGCTGGTGTCGACCAGCCTTACAGGCTTTCGTGTCAGCATGCCAGCCAGCATGCGCTCCAAGCGCTGGTAATACGGCGGGCAAACGCTACGCGCTAAACGGTTGTCGTAACTTTCGTCGAGCTCACGTGGTTCTTGCGGTAGATATCGCCGATGCCGTCTACGCATGCCATAGGTGCCATGCAGCAGGTCTTCAATCAAAATCCAATGCGGTTCTTGAGCGAACCAGGCTGTATTGGGGTCGCTGACTTTTACTACCGCACGTTGCGCTAGCGGTCGGTCGTATTGCCTAAAACCTGAATACACAGCGCCACCGATGCGATGTGATCAGTTTAGGCAATGAGCCCCAAGGGCTATAGGCAATAAAAAAGCCCTGGCCCCACCTCCAGAGCTTGATGTGGTTCGACAAAATCAATATATGCGTATTCCAGTGCTTCTGCCAGCGCCTGAATGTAAAGGATTAAATTCACGCCAGATCAGGTAGCCAAGCGCATCATTCATGTGGTCGTGACCAGCTTCTTTATCCGGGTCACCCTTGTCGGTGTAACACTGCAGCTCTAGGCATTCGATCAAGCGTTTGCAGTTCTGCTGGACCTGAAGGCGCACCTGACCTTTGCCATTCTCTAAGAGTGCTTGAACAGCTGCGACCCGATCACGCACTGGCGGGTTGGACTTGGGTGACTGGTTGCTAATGCCGTAGCCCTCCAAGATCTGAATATCGGTTTGGGTGGCATTGGTGCTGCGGTTGCCGCCGCTGGCATCGGGGTAACCGTATAGGCGGTGTTGCGGGTAACGGCTGCGGATCTGCTGGCCTAGGGCATCGGTGTCGTGGGCGCCACTGATCTCATCGACGATTAGAAGGCCATTAGCCGTGCGGATGCCGATAACGGCGGACATGTTGCCAATGTTGAAGTCGATGCCAATGCGCAGCGGTTCATCGCTGATATCCGGCAGTGTTGCTGTGACGTGCTTGAGACGGTCGAAGCGGTTGTAGACCGTTCCGGTGGTGAGGTTGACGAACTCACCATTGAGATACGCCTGCAACAGGTTCGGGTCATAGTTCGCCTGCAGGCGTTCGATGAAATCTGCTGGTAGGTGTGGGTTGTCAGTGCTGCGCATTTTGATCAAGCGTCGATCATCACGACCTGAAGCTTTATCAGACGCGAAGGTTTCCCATAGCCAGCGGTAACCCTCAGGCGTTGAAGCGGCACCAAATTGGCGGACATTGCCAGAGCGAAGGCGACCGAGGATTTTTGGGAACGCCTTTGACGCAATAGAAGGGGTGACGGTATCGATCTCGTCCGCTAGCACCCAGGCGAGGTTGAGGCCGATGATGCGCGTCCAGTTTTCAAAGGAACGGCAAAGGATTTTGGTATCACCGCCTGGTAGGTGAAGGATGTATTCAGGTAGCGGTGAGGCGCGGAAGCTGTAGGGGATGCCGTGATCCTCTAGGAAATCATCGAAGTCGCTTTGCCAGATATCGCGGATGAGTGGGCCGGTGGGTTCCATGACGGCACCGATAAAGCCTTGATTCGCGATGGCGAGTGTGACGGCTTTAGCGCAGAGGGCTCTGGTTTTACCAGCGCCGTAACCGGCGGATAAGCCGATGATTTGCGTGGATTGATCAGCGACGAAATCGAGCTGTCTTGGGTGTAGGCCGTCGTAGATGCGGCTGATCAGGGTGTCGGCATCGTCTTGTTTGGCGATACCGCGCTGGTTTAAGCGGATCTGTGCGCGTGCTGCACTGATCGGATCAAAGAGCAGCGCCAAGGCCAGCTGCCTGCATGCGTAGGAGGATTTGCTCTTGCTGTTCGGGTGTTAGGTCGGACTGCTGAATAATTTGTACGACGGTGGAGAGGGTATTGAGCACTTCACGTCGTGTGGCAGCGGCGTCTGACCAACGATCACGCCAGCGAGAGGAGTGTGTGAGGAGCCATTGAGCGTCGCGTGTGTCGCCGTTAGCGATTTTGGCGGCCAAGGCTTCTTCACCTGCTGCGGCAGCCTCTTGAATAGCCCCAAAAAGACAAAGTTCAAGCTCGGTTGGCGTATCACCCTGCGCATTAGACAACCAAAGGCGAAAGATTTCGTCGGAAACACCACAAGCTTCAGCGATGTTGCGCTGTGACCAACCCAAAGCAGCAAGTCGTGCTGCTTTTTCGATCAAGTTGGGGTTGAGTTTGTAGTGTCCGCGCTCTTTTGCCATGGCCGGAGTTTAACCGGAAGTGAAGAGGAGGTGAGTGTGTCGAAGGAGTTTAGAGGGTGGAGGAGGGGGTTTTAATTAGGTTAGTGAGAGGGGGATGATCGTGATGAGAGCGCCTGGGTGTTCACCTGGTGTGGTGTAGCGCTTGGTATGCGAAGAGATTGCAATCCGCGCGTCATCTTGAAGCAGGCCGCTATCGACGAGGGCATCTTCAGTAGAGCGGAGGCATTTGGAGCCATCCGGCTTGACGCTGTGAAAGGTGGGGGCTGAGGGTTTGAGGATGCCCTTTGTGTTGTAGTGGGATTTGGGTCTAGGGAAGATAAAGACGATGGAGAGGGAGACTGGACCAGAGATAGTGGGATGGTTAGTGGCTACGGCGGCTTGTTGAACGAGGTAGCGCCAGGGTTTGAGGTTTTTGCAGGATTCGAGCATTACGCCATTGCCTACATGTCGCTTGCTTCCTTGGGGCTGGGGGGCCATGCCAGCAACGGTGAAGGTGATGGCATCAGGCTGCGGCGACGGTGGTGATGACGGTTGCGACGATGGCTTCGAGTTGACAGCGTGGGATACCGGAGACGGTGCGAGCTGCGTTGTCGATGGCACGTTGATAGGTGCTGAGGTCAACGGGAGGTGGTGCGATAGCACCGAGGGCGCGCTCACGGATTAGCTGTCCGCGTGAGGTATGAAGAGCAGCGGCTTGGTGATCAAGGGTTTGACGTTCTTGATGGGTTAGCCAGATTTTGATCTGCTCGCGCTTTTGCATGCGTTTTAGTGATTATTGCCCGGATGATCAGTGTGGCGACTGGTAGGCGTGATTGTTGAAGTTGGAGGTACCAGCGTTCGGCGATGAGGGCTTCGGCGGGATTGTCAGAGAAGGTGCCGAAGGGGGTTAGGTAGGAGCCGGTGACGGAGATGAGCCAGCAGGGTTGGTGATCGTGTGGGCTCATGATCCACGCACTTCCCAGAAGTGCTTGATGGTTACCGTGGCCTCGCCCAAGGCGAGTGATAGTCGTTCGGATGCCTTGAGCTGCTCGCGTTGCTCAAGGATGTGATCTGGGTAGGTGACGGACTTACGGGTGCGGCGGGTGATTTTGTAGTCGTTCCAGGTGAGTTGATCCTCTGCTTCACCCGCTTCCACCATTTGATCCAGTAGGTCAAGGAGTTGTTGGCGTCGGTTTTGGATGGCCTTCTCACTAGCTGCTAGGGAGGTGAGTTCCTCCAGGGTGGCGTCAAGAGAAGGCGGTGTAGACGAGTGCAGCGATGAGGATGCAGGTCCAGAGGAAGCAGATGAGATCGCCATGACGCTCAAGGAATGATTGGGGGTTGGAGGGTTTGCGGTGGGGGCGTGATGGCACTGATGGGTGTGGTGTGGTGCGGGAGTAGACGCGGCGATTGGTGCGGGTGATGAAGGGAGGTAGGGATGGGGAGGTCATTGTTCGGTTGGGAGATAGATGCGTTGCAGCCATTGATCGAATTGCTGATCTGAAAAACCTGAGAACGCCGGCTCTGGCATGGGTTTGCGGTTGTAGTTGCACCACGTCTGGTGAACCCATTGGGCGTAGAGGCGGCTTGATTCGCGGTAGTAGGCCGCTTCGAAGGGAGTGGCCGGAGGTGCATCGGCGGTTGGGATGCGACCAGAGCAAGCGAGCCATGCTCGGTAGCGGATGCAGGGCGTGAGCGTCATGGCGTTGGTCTCCAGCCGTTGCGGTAGGCGAGGGTGATGAGTGTTTGACGGTTGTGGGAGAAGAAGGGGATGCCGTGGTCGTCGAGGAACTCGGTGGCGTCTTCTTCGTGGATGTCGTTGGTGACGGCCTGCTCCAGCAGGAGAGCTAGCTGCCGCTCGCTAGCGCTAGTCATTGATGCTGCGCAAAGGAGTTGCGGGAAGATGCGGAGCGGCATTCGTCTGCCCAGCTGCTGTCATCAGCGCGGATAGCTGGCGGGACGTATTGGACGGTGTAGGGGATGCCTGCCGCGAGGAAGGTGGCATGCATGTCGTCGAGATCGTGCTCGTGACACCAGTCGGAGAGGATGGCGCTGTTGAAGAGATAGCGCTCAGCCCAGCCGGAGGGTGCGGCATCTGGGAGAACCGTGTGGAGCTGGTTCATGGGTGGTATGCGGTGGGGTCGCCCCCGTGATCAAGACAATAGGCTAGCCAACGTTAGGCGTCAAGGGTGACTAGCGATTTGGTGCCGGGATTCCGATGGAGCCGCATGCTCCTGCCCTGATTTCCCTTGCGGGTGTTGTATTCGGGCCATCCCGGCTTGATAAGAGTGCCACGGGATGGGCCTGTGGTGGACTAGCGAGGGCTGATTAGCGGCTTAGAAGGGGCGGAACCGCGCTGCGTATTCCTCGCAGACATCGAACCAGGCTTGGAGGCACTCGTCAGCGGTATGGGTTTGGATGACGAGGCTGCCGGGGCGTGACCAGAGCGTGAGGCAGCGAGAGATGAGGAGCCTGTAGTGGTCACCGATCATTTCGACGCCGGCGCCGAGTTGGGGGCGCGTGTCGTAGGGGGTGGAGCGTTCGGAGCTTTGGGTTTTGAGATCGGCGATGCCGTAGGTGTTATCGGCAAAGCGGATGACGAGGTCAGCGGTGCCAGCGACGTTGCGGCGCAGGCTGTAGGCCATGACTTCAGCGCCGATCACGCTGATGCGTTCCCAGAGCTCGTCGGTGAGTAGGGGTTCGATCCAGGCGGTGTAGTCACCATGGGGCGCTGGAGAGAGTTTGGGCGGTGGGTTGGGGTTGAAGCGCTGGTGTGCCATCACCTCCAGGGCTTTGTGGATGGTGTTGCCCCGTGGCTCCCAGATGTGACGACTGGCCATGATCGCCGCCATCTGTTCTGGTGTTTTGGTCACCGCTGAGATCAGGCTGGTGACGCTGACCGGGAATTGGTGGCCATTGGAGAGGCGGTAGGTCCAGGTTTCTTGGTCCCTCGTTAGCCCTAGTGGCTGCAGCCAGGTCGAAGTCACGTGGGTTGATGGGTTGGACGGCAACGCCTGTATTGGGGGATCGGAGCGGGTTGGCATAGGGCTTGGGTGGTTCGTAGGTAGGGGAGAAGTATGCGGAGCGACGGGCTTCGATCAGGTTGCGTTCGTAATCGGGGCTGGGGTAGTCAAGGTGTTCAAGGGACCAATGGCCCGAATTGATGCCGCGTTGCAGAAGGGCTTGGACTGATGAAAGATCAAAAGCACGGTTCATGCAGCTAAAGACTTATCAGGGGCAGGATGCCGATAGGTACGACCATTTCGGTGCCAAAGAACTGTTTTGGCCCAAGCGACAGGGCTGCGCTTATTAAAGCGCTCTGCTACTTCAATTAACTCTTCAAGAGTTGTCGCATTGCGCTTGGCATTCTCCAATTCAGGACACCCTTTGGAGCCCGGCTCTTTGGGGGGTCGACCATTGCGATGCCACATAATTGTTTTCGCCCACCCAACCGGATTGCTCTGACTAAAACGCCTGCCAACATCAATCAAATCCTCAAGCGTTTTGGCGTTATCTTTTGCATCCTCTAACTCACGATAAAACTTGTTTTCGCGAGCTCTTTTCTCCCGGAATGCGCAATCATCACGACCTCGTTCAGGATCCTTAGTCAACCACTCAGGCGGAACATATTCTTTCATTCCAGACACAGGGTGCGACTTAAGCTTGACCGCAAATAAGCCTTCATCTGGATAAGTGTTAACAATCCAGCCAATCCGATCGGTTGGATTTGGATCGGGTTCGCGCCATGGAGAATATCGACTGAAATATCCAGCGGGAAAGTCAACAAATACAGCATCACCTTTTTCAAAGGGATCCAACAGCCATCGCTCAAGTGCCTTGTCTACTTTTTGATCAAAGTCAGAGTCCTGGGCTATTGCTTGTTGCCGCTGTACCTCTACAAGCTCAGCGTCAATCGTGATAATCTCCTTTTCGGTGACCGGTCGATGTGTACCGCACTCCGGGCATTGATCGCAGTGTTTGGGTGCCAACAAGTCACAAGACTGGCACAGCCATCCAGTAGTTCCATCTGTGGCCTTAGCCGTCGCGGTTAGTGAGACGCCATCAGCCAGCGACCATGACCGTTCCAATAAGTGGTGACCAAGGCGTTGGTAGTTTCCGACGTGATCAAGGACAACAGCAAAGCTATCGCCATCAGGCCGTAAACACCGGCCAACCATCTGCAAAAACAAAGCAAGGCTCTTAGTAGGCCTCAGAAGGATGCAGCCACCAACACTGGGCACATCGACACCCTCCCCGATCAAGGCACAGCTAGTCAGAACCTTGATGGATTTGCTCGCAAGCTGAGCCAAGAGTGATGCCCTCTGCTCTTCCGTCATTGATCCATCAATCGAAGCTGATGGAATACCGGCTTTTGCTAGGGCCGCCGCGACTGACTCTGCATGGGCAATCGAGCAGCAAAACGCGATTGCCGTAGATCCCTTTAGGTGCTTTTTGTAATGGGTGATGACATCACCGATCACGTGAACGGCTGATAGCTGAGATGAAGCATCATCCAGCTGGAAGTCACCCATTCTTGTTTTGAGCTTTCCAGGCTCAAACTTCGGCGGTGGAGCATAGACCTTGGCTGGTGCCAAGAATCCTTGCTCGCTCAAGGTGACAGGCTGTGGACCTTCTATGAGCACATCGAAGGCATTACCAAGTCCACGTCCGTCAAGTCGACATGGCGTGGCGGAAACGCCAAGAACCTTTGCTGTGTTGAAACGCTTGATGACACGATCCCAGCTGCCAGCAACTGCGTGGTGAGCTTCATCAACGACCAATAGGTCAAAGAGATCAGGAGGATAGGCGCTCTTGTTTCTGCTTAGGGTCTGGACAGAAGCAACATGTACAAGGTGCTGGTGGTCGTAGCGCTCTTTACCTTTGATGCGTCCGCTATTGATGCCTAGCTTTCGCAGCGTCTCTGCAGCTTGATTCAGTAGCTCAACACGATGCACCAAAACGCAGACGCGCTTATTGGCTTGTACCCATTTAGTGATGATTGACGAGAACACCACGGTCTTACCTCCACCTGTAGGCAGCTGGTAGAGGACAGATCGGATGCCGTTGTTGAAGTGACCTTCAATTTGAACAATGGCCTGTTGTTGATAGGGGCGAAGCTGCATTAGCGCACCCTCCAAATCGGTTGGCGGCTGGTGTGATTGAGAACGCTGGTGCTTTTGCCTAAACGGCCGGTGTGCATGAGGATCGCGGCCTTGACCAGCTGATTAGTGAGGCTGCCCCAAGCTTTGTGGTGATCGGGCTTGATGCCGGCGTCTTCGCAGACGCGGCGGAACTCATCGGCTAGGCACTCGGTGCCGGCATTGGCGCCGAGCGTGGCAATGGCGTGATTCTTGTGAGGCTCGCTAGCGCTAGCGGAGAAGTCAAACAGGGGTCCGAAGCTCACCAGCGCACCTCCTGCAGCAGCGGGTTGGTGATGGCAGGCTCTGGTGGCAGCACCATCTGGCCTGGTACCGGCTGTGGATTGAAGCGGTCCGGGTTGGCCATGCGCTCGGGCAGATCTGCTTTCAGACCCCAGCTGACGTTGGCCCTGCCGTTCTCGTTGCGAAACACATAGTTCAGCAGCTGCATCGGCAGTGGCAGGTCTTCCAGTGGATCGGGATCCAGCAGGCGCTGCGCAGCCGCATACATCCAGATCTCAGGCGTGAGGTCTTCCTTGGCCTTGGCTGGGAAGGTGGCCCACATCAAGGCAAAGGTGGCCTCAGCCATGCGCTTGCCCCTTGGCAGCGCTTCGGTCAAGGCGCCAAGCGTGGCGGTGAAGTGCTCAAAAGACAGCATTGCCGGCCTCCATCTGTTGGTGCTTGCGGATGACGGATTCGACGATCAACTGCTGCGCAGTCTTCGGCGCTGCATCACCGCTGCCGAATTGCCCCGAGTTAGCCCTAGCGGTAGGTGGGTCAAAAACATCGCCCCAGCCGCTCGCTATGGCCCGCTCAAGGGCCTCGCGCCGCTGCTCAGGTGTCCACCCACGCAACTTGCCGCAGACGCGGTTCCAGACGCCTTCTGAGCGCGTTCCCTTCTTGACCGCCCAGAACTCGGGCAGCAGCTGCTGGCAATCGAGCAGGTCACCGGGCACTAGATCGCCGCTGATGACCTTGGCGCTGTAGGGCGTTGCCTCGCGCACGCGCGCACGCGTCTTGGTTTTATTAGGTATAGGAGTTAATTCTTCTTCTAAAGAAGAAGAATTAGAAGTAGAGGGAGACCCGGCTGCGCTCGGTTCTCCCAGAGTAATGGGCCTGTCAAGGGAATCTGAAGCCGATTGCTCGATCAGAAGACTGCAGAAGGCAGGCACTGACAGGGCCTTGGGCTTGTGTTTCAGGATGTAGTCGTACAGCTCAGGCTGCACAGTCAAGTTGATCCGGGGCATCGCCAAGTGGCACTGATTTGAACCGATCTGAACCGATCTGCACCGTTTTGCAC